TTCTGAAACTGGATCTAACATATTTTCTACTAAAGTATTTAACTTTTCAGCATTTTTTATATTCTTCTTAGATGATACAGTTTTATCAGAAGATTTTTTTAAATCTTCTAATGCTTTTTTAACTAACTTAGCTAAAGCTTTAGTTGACTGTGCTGCTAAACGAGATGTATTAGCCATTAATAATTAACCTAACCTGAGATTACTGGAACATCATTAGTAGATGTTTCAAAAGATTCTCCTTGAGGATACTCAACATCACATACAGGATCATGTGGAGTACCTACAACAGATGGTCCTTTACGAGCTGCACCAAAACCTTGTCCTGTAGGTTTACCTGTAACTTCTTCAAGATTAGCAGGATACCTTAATAATGTATATGGTCCAGGAATTGCATCACTTTTATTATCTTCTGTTTTAGCCATTTAATTTTTTCCTTTTCTTTTTTAATTTCTTTGCAAGCTTTTTAAATTTTCTACCATTTCCTAATTTAGGAGTTAGTTGTTTACTTATATTAGAACGACTTATTGCCATTACTTCATTGCCTTACCATAACCTCTGGAAGCTATGCCTACACCTCTAGGTCTTTTCTTTTTAGTTTTCTTTTTAGCTGAAGAACCTTTAGAATGAAATGTTATTAAAGGTGCTTCTCTAGTATCAGCTTCTCGTAATTCATAACCATCTGGAAAAAGATCACGAGGGTCTAAACCTAAATCCATCATTTGTTCCATCATTTCTTCTGTTAAGATTTTTTTTCTTTTTGTTGACATTATCTCATTGCCTTTCCATAACCTCTAGAAGCAATACCTACACCTCTAGGTTTTTTCTTTTTAGCTGTACTTCCTTTATTAAAAGTTTTTTCCTTTAAGTTAGATGGTATTTGATCTTTCAATAAAAAAGCAGGACCTACTTTTACTTTTTTTGCCATTTTGTTTAAAGCTTCTTTCATTAACTTAAATGTATCAAGTCTTCTTTCTATTGATTTAGGTTGTTTACCTTTATCTAATTTATTAAGTTCTTTTTTAATTGCTATATTTTCATGTCTTATTTGTTTAGGTGTGGGATAACCTTTACGTCCTTGTATTTTTCTAATAGAACTTTTTTTTAATTTTTTTTGTTCTGGAGTTAATTTATCATACATTATTAGTTACTCCCTTTTTGTAATGGATTTGGTGCTCCAACAGGACTGTTAGCTGATTCCATATCGTCTTGTCTAGTTCTTCTTGCTTGATTACGTAAGCCTTCAATAGCATTTACATAATCTCCTTGCCATGCTTGAACTGTATCCCAGTTTTTAGCATACCTTGTTGCTTCAATCATACTAGCATAAAAGAGAGCATTATAACAAAACTCACTATAATAATTAGATGTTGTTACACTTGTTCCTGTAGCACTTGCTAAAGCTAGTGGTCTACGTATATAAGAAATTTCTCCTGACAATGCAGAAGTAGGGGTAGGTACAATATATATAGAAGAGTTATCTTTTCTTGAATAATATTTTGGTTTGCCTACAGAAGTAGGAACACTCCAATAGTCTAAAGCAAACTCATAAGATCTTTGTAATAAAGGAACAATACCAACTTTTTCACCAAACACAGAAGCACTTGTTGTAAAGTTTACATTACGTACTATTCTTGTTTTAGCTGGAAGAGAAACAACAGGACTAGAAGCAGTAAAGGTAAATGCTGCATAGTTATTTAAACCTGCATCATCTAAATCTTTTGTTAAACGTATCTCTGCTTTATCAACAAAGTAAGGTATTTGATCGGCAAACTCTGCCGAATCATTTTCCATTGTATTTATAATATCATCTTTTAAATAAGAGAAGGTGCTCATTTACTTATCCTAATATTACAGTTACTGAACTTCCGTCTGAAGGTGCTGAGACTGAAACAGGACCTTTAAATCTAATACCATCATCTCCTATATAAATATCTGCTGTTCCACTTGCAGGAACTTGAAATTTAAGTTTATTTTCTCCACCTTCTGATAAAGCAAAAGTACCTGTTGCTGTAACAGCTGCAGCATGTACAGCTACAACTCTACTAAATACAGCTGCACTTACTGTAACAATAACACCATTTGTTGCACCACCAAAAAATTTACTTGAATAATTATTAGCCATCTTTATTCCTTATCTAAAATATATAGGGGATAATATTATACCACCCCCTACATATATGTATATTAGTTAGCCTGCACTACCATAGTAACCACGCCAGTCAGATATACCAAAAGAATATCTTTCTCTTGCTTTAAAGCGTAAGTTACCTGTGTCGAAATCAGGTTCCATCTTTGTTTGTAATGGTGTTCTTGTAAACATTTTAGCACCATTAGGCACGTCAGTTTTTACAAACCATGCATCAGTATCAGTAAAACGTCTGTTGACATAGAACCCTTGAGGAACCATACCCATATGACGAGTTGCATTGATGTCATTATCTGCACTTCCTGTTCGTCCAGGTGTGTTTAAAATAACGTCAGCAATGTTCCAAGAATCCACAGGTATGTGTAATGATAGTGCACTTGCACCAATTAAAATACCTCTGTCATCTTTAGTTTTCTGAATAGCTGTTAAAGATGTTTCTAATGTAGTTTGCGATAAGTCTGCTGCACCAAGTAAATTACTTTGGTTTCCGTCACCCACAGTAGGGTGAGCGTTAGAGATAAAGGATACTCCATCTCCATAATTTACACCAGCAGCTGCAAACGCAGTATTAAAAATATCTGCTGCTTTGACTTGTTTAGTTGTTGCCATTGCTCTTGCTAAACCTTTTGCACGTAACTTAGCAAAGGTATCATATAGATTATCTTCCATTGCTTCTTCAGTTACTGCGAAAGCTAAAGCTACAGTTTCGGCTGTATACCTTGCAGTATAACTTTCGGACGCAGTATCATAAACTACTGCTGCTCCTTCACCTTTAACAGGTGCTTCGCCAAAACCTGTGAAGAGGACTTCTTCTTCAAAAGCTCTGTCTGAGTTCTCTATATCAAATAAAGACTCATGTTCATTATTTACTTGTCCATACTCCAATCCAAAAATTGCATTCAATCCTGGTAGGAGTTCTTTGCTAATATTAGCTCTATTTATTGCCATTTAGTAGTGCTCCTATGCTATCGAAGTTGTGACAAAATTGTCATGTATCATGTTTAATTTTACTTCATACCAAGGATAAGCATCAGTATTAGCTGTGCCTTCTCCACCAGTATCCCATGGTGCTCTACGTATAATACGTACATTACTCATGGCATCAGTACAACTAGCAGGAGTTATAACGTAAGCACTCTGTCCTGTTTTAGTTGAACCTGTGCCTGTAGCCCATGAGCAGTTAATTGGTTTTCCATTTCCTGAAAACAAATAACCACTAGAAACTGTAGCACTCGCTTGTATAAAGTATGTTTGTTCTGGATTGTTTGATATAAATAATTTAATATCAGTCGCAGTAGTTCCACCTGTCCAATGTCTACTAAACTTTTGTTCTCCGTCAGAATTTACAAAACTGCAACCCTGAAATACTCCAATAGTTTTATTAGTAACATTAGCTGGACTTGGTTTTACACTAGAGCTTACATAAGCTATAAGTGGATCACCTGTGAACATGCTGTCTGGCAGAGCTGCAGAAGGAACTGTAACGGCTGCTGACCAATTAATAGTATTTATACCAGTACTGTTAGAACCAGAACCATTTTGTCTTGCCATAACAAGACCTCGTGGGGCATTACTTGTTGCCATATTCTTTCTCCTAAATTATAAAGAAAGAGCCTACTCTTGAAAAGAAGGTGTTCTTCCTTTGATTACTGTTGATTTACTATTATTAGAGATTGGCATTCTCGAATTAGATTTGGACATAAGCTGTGCGTCAACAGCTTGCATTAATTCCGTACTCTTATTTTGATAATGCTTTCTCTTTGCGTTAAGCCTGCCTGTTGGTATTTTACCTAAAGCTACGTCTCCACGACAGACAACTCCAGCATAACGCCCTTCCTTCCTCACGATAGAAGTAGCACCCATTTCAGGAACTTCATCAGGTGAAACAAACTCCCAACCTCTTTGAACATTCTTTCCAATATTTTGATAGTCTTCTTGACCTTTAGAGTCAATTCGTAACCATCTTAAAGACATGCCTTCGTTAGCGAAACGCTCTTCAACTGCTTTTGGAATGTCTGTTGTACTTGGTTCTTCAAAAACGTATTCAGTTTCTTCTCTAGTATTCAGTTCTCTTTCTTTAGATGTACGTGATATATTACGTGTCATTCAGTTACCCTCCACGTTTCATGTTTACAGTAGTATACTCACCTTCAGCTTTTTCAGCTTTCATTTTTTCTTGAGCATACTTATCAAGTGGTATATTCCATTTATTAGCTAAACTTAAATCATGTTGACTTAACTTAACTTTTTTAGAATTTGAAGCAGAACGTGATGCTCCAGCTACTACTTGAGCAGGTTGTGACGTTGGTTCCTGCGTACGATTTATTTGAGGTTCCCCATTAAATTTTTGTGGGAAATTATCTCGCATTCTTTTATCAACTTCCTTATAATAATCTACTTCATCAGTATTATAACCTTCTTCTTTTAATGCTGCATCTATTGCTAATGCTCCTGCAGTCATTATGTTATCTGTGCCAAACCATGTATTTTTTTGAGACCATTCTGTTGCTAATGGATCTCCAGCAGGTTGTGCTGGTTGTATTGGTTGTGCTGGTTGTCGATACTGTTGTTGTACAGGCTGTCTTTGTTCTTGTTGAACTCTTCTGTTAAATTGTTGTTTTGTTGCATTAACATTTTTTAAATCTGTTTGTGCATCATTTAACATTTCTTGTGAGTGTAATAATTTATCTTTATCCCCACTTTCAAAAGCATCTGTATATGCTGTACGAGCCAGAGTCAATTTATCTGTAAGTTGTTTTTCTGTAACATCAAGATTTTTTTTACTTACTTCTTCAAAAGTATTTTGTGTTTGATGTACAGTTGTTTGAAGTTGTTCATTTTGTTGCATTAGTTGGTGTATCTGCTCATCTCTTTCTTTCCGTTGTTTAACTAATTGACGGATTCTTTTTTGAGCACCTTTAGTTTCTATTCCTTCTAGTTCTTCAGGACTTTCTACTACAGGAGTAGCTGCTACAGTTTCTTCTTTAGCTTCTACTTTACTTTCTTCTTCAACTTCATATTCAATTTTATCTTCAGTTGTTGCATTTTCAGGAACCTCAACAGATCCCCAATCTTTATCTTCTTTTGCCATTTTAACCTCCGTTGTTTACGAGACATACGTATTACGTTTTAATTATTATAACATAGAGTTATAAGCTATACAAATTAGTTAGATCCTCTTGTTAAATTAAATGTAGGATCTAAATCTTTAGGGTCTTCAACTTTAAGCATGATTTGATCATCAAACAATAAAATTAATCTTGTAGATTTATAATAAAGTTTTTGACCAGAATGTTTACCATAACAAACATAATCACCAACGTCACACCATTTTCCAGTAGGAAACTTATCTATATCTTTATAAGCTAAATTTCCAACAGCTAATACTTTTCCTACAGTTGTTAGATAAGACATGTCTTCTCTAGTAGAATCAGGTATTAGAATACCTCCTTTTGTTTTTTCTTTAACAGATATTGGACGTATTAAAATATGATAACCTGGTATTTCAGGTAGAACACTTGGATCAGGAGATTCCTCGTTCGAAATCCATTGATCATTCTTTAAAGATTTTCCCATATGTACTTGTTGCATTTTACTCCTCTTCGTTAATTTGATTTAGATTTTTTAATATATCTAATAATTTTTGTTTGCTCCATTCAATTCCTTGTATAGAGCCCACTACTTGACGATAGTGTTCATGATTTTCTACACTACCTTCTCCAAGCATATCCTTTAAATTTTGAATTTCTTTAGAATATGCTTGAGTAAGTTCTTCCCATAGTTCCATCTAAGTAGATTAAATCTCTGCACATGCGTAGCAGTTAATCTCTA